ATCGCCGGGTGCTGAAAATTAGCCGGGATTTTCTCGATGATTTCCGGCCCAATCATACGCACCTACCTTCAAGTTGTTCAGCGCCTTCAGACTTCACCTTCAAGTTCCCCCTTAAAGGGGGGAACTTGATGGTGGTACCGTCAACCGATCTTGAAGGTACCTTCAAGTTAATTTGAAGGTTAAAAAGGTTCATCGATTTTTTGCTCCAGAATATAGGTTCCATTTGACTGTTTTTTGATGGTTTTTTCATCCACAGCCCGCCCAACTATCCGGTAGGCGGTGGACTGCGAAATCCCGTCAATTTGCTTCATTACCCACTGCTCCAACGCGCCACGGGCGCATGGATATTCCTTGTACTTGCTGAAATCCACTTCGTCCGGCTCCGGCCCGGGCTTCTTCTTTACGGCCTCACCCGCTTGGATCCACGCTAGCCCCACGTCGCTGTGGCTTAGATTGACGTGCGGTTGGACTGACTTTTGCGCCACAATGCCCCCAAAAGACAGGTTTGACCGCTTCCCGCGCTTGGTTACCTCCAAACGATAAATGCGCCTTCCTTCGGCATCGTCGCCAGCAGGCGCAAGCGTTAGAACGCTCCGGGCCCAGTTGGTCAGCTCAGACGATCCAAAGCCGCTGTAGGCTTTGTCGTGCCCTTGATAGCCGTTGCCTTCCCGGATGGGCTTCGGAGTATGGTGAATCAGCATCCACGCAAAGCCAGCCGACAGCGACAGCGGATTCAGCATCGTGCGAAGGAACTCGCTGGCCGTCTCCTGACTAGACAGATCGCCGCCGATAAACGCCAGCAGCGGATCCACCCATACCAGATCCACCTTGTACTTTTCCACTAAGCGCCGAACGCGATCGACGAACTTCTCACCGGTGGACGTGCAATCCCGGACTATTATCACGTTCGCCTTCACCAGCTCGATCTCCTCTGCCGTCAGGTTCATCGCCTTCAAAACGCCCTGAATCGCTTCCGCCACGTCCCCCTCGTCGTTCTCCGCCTGAATGATCAGTGACTTCAGCCCGTTGCCGTGCGGGTTGATGCCAAAGAACGCACGACCGATCGCCCACGTGATCGCCGCCTGAGTACAAAGGACGGACTTGCCGAGTCCGCTGGATCCCACCCACAGCGCCGATCCGCCCCGGCATATCCACCGCTTGCCGAGCAGTTGGGTCGGATCTTCGGTCTCTTTAAAATTGAGCAGGTCGTCCCATTTGTACGGCTCGGGGATGTCGCCAAACAAGATCCGCTCCTTCCATTCTAGGAATGATATTTTAGGCGTTCCGCATTCAACCAAGTCCTGCCGCTGGCCGGTGGCCGTCCGCATCGCCCCGGGCAAACGTGACAGGCGCCCAGCGTCCTTGTTCGCCGGATCCGGCTTGGAATGTTCAAGATGATTGTAAATGAATTCGACCCGTTCCTTGAACTCCTCCTGCGTCGTTGCGTCGATCCGTACCCAAGCGTGAAGACTGCGTGAACCGCTTTTGATGATGCAGGTGGTAGGTAGTCCGCTCTTTTTAATAATCTTCCACTGTTCATCCATGGTCGATTCATCGAATTCAATTAGGCAGTGCCGCCATTTGACTACGTGCTCCGACTTGCGGCCTTTCCCGTTGTTCGGATTGATCGAGGCATACACTCCCACGGCGTTCCCCTGCCATTCCTTCAGGCCTTCGCCTTTGAACAGCTCGAGCCATTCCTCCCGGGTGCGAGTTTCCCCGGATCCGTCCGGACGTTCGCGGTCGTCGTCCCGTATGCTGCGCGTGATGTTGATCATCTCACCCACTTCAAACGCGGCCGTCAGGAACTTCTCAACAGGCGTCTCGTCCACGCTCCGCGGCATGGCCGGGATGGGATCTCCTTCTTTTACGATCTGTAAATTATGCAATTTGTATTTTCCTTTCGGCTGATAGGGCTGACGGGCCGGCTGTCTGAACGCCGACTTCGTGCATCCTTCGGCCTCTTTCAGCGGTAGATTATTTCTGACGCACCATTCTTCGGCGTTCGTCAGCGTTTCGTCTTGGCACGCACCAGAGTCGCGCCACTGAAGGCACAGTTTAAACAGTTCCGTGTTGCGGGTGCCTTCTGCGGCTCCGTTCTTCATGACCTCAACGGCGGCAGGTGGAAGTTGGTGGATCATTTGCTTTCCTTACCAACGGCCTTGGTATCCATGTCGCGCTTCTGATACGCCTTCGCCCGCTTCAACAGCTCCTGGGCAATCGTCAGCGCCAGATCCAAGCGCGTCCCGGCGGCCTTATGCTGCTCGGCGGCCAGATTGCGCTTGGCGCGTTCCAAGATTTCGACCAGCCAAGTGGTGCGTTTGACGCTCATGTCGGCAACCATTCCAAAGCGGATAGTATAGTTTTACAGTTTTCTGTTTTGATTGGTTTTGGTTTGATTAAAAAATCACAAAATTGATCCGGGTTGTGATTCCTCAAAAAATCTAGATATTTTTCAATAAGTTCTTTTGTCGTAATTTTGCGATCTGGGTGTATCCAAGTTTTTAAAAAACGGACGCAAGAGACAACAGTTTCGGCAGCATTAATCTGCTTATGATTGGGCGAATTGTGTGAGGCAATTATATATATAGAAGTCGGAGCCAACGGATCCGCTACTCGCTCAAAGGCTAGTTTTTGCCCAAACGGAGGAGTTGATTGATGATGTTTAGCTTCAAAAAAAACGTGGCCCTTACCCCAAAAATCAATATATCCGTCTATGTTTGTGGGTGTAATAGCGCCAAAACATAACCCGCTAAAATCAATAATTTGCTCAGCGTGGCAAACATTCCTTATCTTGCCCCTGTTCTCATCATTCATCTGCAATCCTCCCAATCCAGCCAAAGCTTTTGAATTCGCTTATAAACTTCTGAATTTGAGTCCCAAAATAAATAACCGCCTGGCCTTGCAACGGTGCACCTCCGGGCTTTCCTTCTTTATTTACGAACCTGATTCTTCCGGTTGGAAAGCAAACGGCTGAGGCGTGCTGAATCATTTCATTAAACCACTCCGTCTCGGTTGCGTTATTTACCAGTACAATCGCCTCGGTAATTTCTTTGTTTAAAAATTTACAAGCCACGGCCTTTGCAAAGTTTGCAATTAGCGGCTGGGCATAAGGGGGGTTCATAAAAACCCGGCCATGCCATTTTTTAGTCAAACCGTCTGCTTTTGCATCAAAATATCTCTCGGCCTTAACCGTTGCGTTGGCTTGAGCGCAAGATGCCGGATCTGTATCGATCCCCCCCATGACGGATCGAGCTGCTTCAATGTATGGGGCTGGTGTGTACCACTCATTTTCCCCGCTGTTATGTGAGACGTGAACCATCTTCAACGCCTCCGACATGCTGACCACTCCTTCTTTTACTTGCTCAAATTCCTTCTTTGGCATCCGGGCAAGCTGTTGAGATAGACTTGAGATTTTCTTATCCACCCCAAGCTCGGCAAGGGTTGGGGTTTCGTCCAAGAGTGGTACCGATTTCGTACCGGTCTTGCCTGCTTTTGCTCCTTGGTTTTTTGGGGTTTCCGCAAGCAGCTCTCCAAGCCTCCTCATGGCTTCAAGCTCAATGCTGCGGGCGTGCTGAACGGCGTCCTGTCCTAACTGCTGTCGCCTTGCGTAAATCTTGGCGGCCCCGGCAACGTCCATAATCTTTTTCACTTCCTGCATGGACTTTGCTTCCACAAGCATCTCACTTGCTTTGCTTAGTCGTTCAATCACAGAGTCTTTAATTGTAATTTGTTGTAACATTTTATTCCTTTTTGTTTGTTGTTTGACTACCACTGCCCCATTCCCCACCGCATCCGGTTATTCCGGGCGATGATGACCTGCCGGGCGTACTGCGCAGGCGTGTAGGTTCCGATGACGCGGGCGGAGAACATGGAAAGCAGATCCCGTAACGTCACAGCACGGCCTCCGGCAGCGGCCCGGCCAGCTTGTAGATGTACTTGGCGCTGTCGTATTCGAGCTGATAGCCAAAGAAGTCCCGCAGCAGATCGATGTCTCGCTGAATCGTTTTGTAGCTACATTCGAGCTCCACGCCCATCTTGGCACAGCTCGGCAGGCACAGATCCCGGCGCAGCTTGCGGGCAATCATCCCCAGGCGGCGGAGCGTCGGACGGGTATCGCCCTTGCCCATCGCACGCAGGCGCTTGGAAGCGAACGTGGCGGCCCGTGTCTTCATTTACTCACCTCCACCGTCGCCACCCTAGGCAACCGCATCGCTTTGAATTGCGCTTCGCTGGCGGCAAACACGTCGATCACCGGCAGCTTTCCCCCGCTGGCCTTTTTGCTTTTGACTGCCGTGCCTGTATCGACCGCCACCCACTCCCTCTTTCCATTCAAGATCTTAATCTTCGACCACAGCGGAATGATGTCGGGATCGACTGCGCAGTGACGACCGGCCCGCAGCCGGGTTCCTGTGCTCGATTGAAAACGACTCGACCACTCGTCCTCGCCGGGCCAGTAGCCTGTGATGCGAACTTTCATTTTCTTCACGTCAATCCGCTTGGCTTCCGGTCTGCAATCCACCATGACGTTGGACGCCTGCCCGGACGTGATCCCGAGAATGGCTAGAATGGACAGCAGCGCTCTCACAGTCCCTCCCGGATCCGGTCGATCAGTACGTTCTCGCGCGTCTCAGCGGCGGCCAGCGCTGCCTTCGCCTCGGCCAGCTCACGGGCCAGCGATCGAACGCGGTTGAGGAGTTGTTCGTGCGTCGTTTGGTCGGGAAGGATTTCAATCACAACGCACCCCCCGCGGGTCGTACTTCTTTAACCAGCGCCAGACCTTGCAAATAGATGTGAACGCCTCAAATGCTTTGTGCACCTGCTCGGCCGTGTAGCGCACCTCGGCCAGTTGTCCGGTGACCGGATCAATCAGAATATTCCGACAGGCCATGCCTTCGTCCGTAAAGGCGTACGCGTAGGCGCTGAGCTGTAAAATATCCGTTTCATAGGCAGGCGTTTTTTTGTCTTTCAGTTTCCTTGTTTTAAAATCCACCACTTCAATCACGCCATGAATGTCGGCAATAAGATCCACTCGGCCGGCGTATCCTTCAGCCTCGTTCACCATGACAGATTCGCTTGCGTGTACTTTAGTCACGCAGCATGAATGCCATTCTTTCAGCGACTCAAAGTGGTTTTCGTATCCATTGACCAGCTCACCCGGCTCCTCGCCGTTGATCAGGATTTCAGCCAGAGAATGAATGTGCGTTCCGCGGGCGGCCGCCGCCTCCACTTCCTTTCGGCTGTCCAACACGACGCGCTTGGCGAAGTCTGCGTCGGTTTCGCCGGACTCCCGTGGGAGCGACAAGGCGGACAGGATTGCCTGCTCCTCTTTCCAGTTCATCAGCCCGGTCTTGCTGGGCCCGGCTGCTGCCAGAATTGTGGTCACGGACGGATACGCTCCGACCTTGCGGGCAGAGCGCAGGTCTCCGTGACATGATTCGCCGGTCGCCATGTAGTAGTGCGATGATTCCGCTTTTGCGGTTGCGATGATGGGTGGCATGTAGGTTACCAGTTGCGGATCCATCCGATCGACGCAACGGCAAGCGCAACGGCGATCACAGGAAACACGATTTGAATTAAGGTTGTGAGGATTTGCA